TTCATTTATTTCTTCTGGTACTCTTACCCAACCACCATTTAGACCTAAACCTTCTACTTCATCAAATAATTTATAACCAGCATCAATTGCTTTACCACGTTCTTTTTTATTTAACACACGCCATTTACGTGTAAGACCACCGCCAGGTTTGTCAATATCAGGTAAAAAGTTTACAAATTTATTAGGTACTATTTCACCATTTTTAACAACAGGTATTTTACCTTTACCCATAATATCTCTTAATCTACTGTCACCTTTGTATGGGTGTTTATCTAATACCCAACGATATGTAACACCATCAACTGATTTAATATAATGAACACCTTCAATCATTACGTCATTTGTTTGTTCTCTAATAAAACCTTCAATAGATTGCAACCATTGGTCTACAAAATCATCATCATCTATGTATCTATAATCTCCAGATTTATCTGCTTGTGCTTGTCGCCAAAACATTCCTTCTTCTGATTTAATCCATTTGTTTAAATCATCACTTCCATAACCAAACTCAGCAACTTTTCTACCTACTGGGTCTGTTCTAACTTGTAAATAATCCCATAGTTTATGTTCTGTGTATTTAGTTGTATTTAAATCAGGATGATTTTTAGGTAATATAGAGTATTCTGTATTAGCTGGATTCCATCTTTCGCCTCTAAGACCACTAAGAGAAAATGTTTTTTGTTGTGCTTCTAACATTTCTTCTTGCATTTCAAGAGTTTGTATCATAGGTATGTTATCTATTTCATCTTGTGTGTAACCTTTTTTTAATAATTTTTTATTACTCATTTTTTTACCACTAGATAGCCATTGAATGTAATGAAATGGATGTGTATATACATTACCTTTTAATCCAGCCATAAACATACGTGCTTGTTCTTCCATAAACACACGTGTTAAAAATGCAAATCTAAATAACACTAAAGGTTTAAATATTTTTCTTGTATAAAAGTCCATAGCTCTTGTTGCTACATCTTTGTCTAAATTTTTTCTAGGAATAATACCTTTTCCAAAATATGGATTTTTATATGCGTCATCACCCCAATTAAGTAAATATTGACCAAATGCTTTAATGTCACTTCCTATTTGACCAATAATTGGATTAGCAGTAGGACTAGGCATTTGTTTCCATATACCACCTATTGTTCTATTTATGTATTGATAAGGTATTAACGGTGCATAGTTATCAACCATTTGTGAATATAGAAAAGCATTTGCAATAGGAACGTTATAAAACTTACCTTGTAAGTTAGCTTTAAATACTTGAAACTTATTACCAGGGTTAGGTAATGTTGTACCCATTCTTGATTGTGAATATACAACAGACCTATCTAATGCACCAAACTTTTCTGATACCCATTTTTTAAGTGGAGAAGCTACTTCATCACCAACAATATTAGCTACTCTTTTAGCGTCATCATCTGCTAATTGTCTAGCAAACTGTCTAACAGATTGTTTATTAGAAAAATCTAGTTCTAAAAAGTTCATTAACATAGTGCTTTGTTCTAATTCATTTCTTAAACCACCGTTTATTTCTAAATGTGATACAAGTTGTCTCCATGCTTTTGCTTTGTTGTACAAAGGTAAACCAGCATCAGGTACAATACTTAATAAATTTCTAAAGTATGGTTCATCAAAACTTCTATAAGCACCACCAAAACGTAAATATTTTTGTATTTCATAATCACCATAATCAGTAAACAGTTCTCTAAACTTAGCTTTTAATAATGGAACTTCATCACTTGTATTAACTGGTATGCTATCTAAAGTTCCAGCTTTAACTGATTTAACTTTTTTACCAAGTAAACCACCAAAAACTGCATTTTTAGTATTACCTACACCTCTAAGACCTTGACCTATATAACTTCCTAAACTTCTAATAGCTGAATCATTATCACCTATAAAATCTAATGGTTTAGCAATTATTCTGTCACGAAGTTTTTTACTACTTTGTAATTTATCTGATTGTTCAGCTGCGTATCTTCTAACAGCATTAATAATTCCAGATTGTCCTACATCTGATATGTTTTCTAATCTATCTATGTAATTAGTTTCAATAACATTTTTACCACCTAATGTAGCTTTAGTATCAGATACTTTAATACCGTTACTTGCATAATCTTTTATTAATGCTTTAATTTTCATAGGGTCATCCATTTTTAACATATCAGAAAGAATGTCAGGATGAAACTGTCTAAACAAAGGCATTTTACTAATAGAACTTATTTTTTCTAATGGTGTAGATGCAATTAATGTATATATATTTTGCCATGTAGGACTTTCTAATACTTCATCCATACCAGGATTAAATATCCTATTTGTTTTACCAAAAATTAATGCTCTGTTTCTTTGCGTTTTAGCTTCTTTAATAGCAGAACGTACTTGTCTAGCTTCAGATAATATTTGATTACCATTAAATATTCTTGCAAGTCTACTGTAATTTTGTGTAGATTCTTCAGCTAAATCTTTACCAAGTAAATCATATGTATTTTCTATAATTTTATTTTTATCTAAACTAATACGTTTACCATTTTTAACTAATGAACCTGTGTCTAATAATTTACTTGCTCTATTTAAATCATTCCAAGCACCTAATATTTTTGCACCTTTTTTAAATACACCACCAAAAAATAATTCAGGTACTTGATGTACTACGTCAATAGCACCAGAAGCAAATGCAAATTCTTTAGAACCAGGTATATATATTTCTGATGCATACAATTTACCTGGTGAATATTCTAAAAGAATGTTATCTTTTTCCCATGCTTGATGTCTACCAGGACTATCAGCAACAAATAATCTGTTTCTAGTAAATCTACCTGCATAAAAGTTAATTGAGTTTGGTCTATTAAGAGATGTATAATATAATTCACCATCTTTATCTGGAGCTACTAAAGGTTTACCAATAGTGTTATAAACTATTTCTTTTGCTTTTTCTGGTGATAATTGTCGTTCTATTAAATCTGCATACATAGCAGTATCTTCTGCTAATACAGGTCTAAATATTGCTAATGCATCTCTATCAAAGTTTACAGGTTTATCAACTTTACCTATTTTCATACCAAATATATCGTGTTCTTTAGACAAAACACCATTACGTGCTACAGCATTCCATAACGCACCTAATCGTGTTTCACCAGATTTTAACCAAGCTTCTTGTGCTATAAGTAATTCTTTTTTAGCTTCACCGAAAAATCCTTGGTCTACACCTAAACCAGGAACTTCACTTCTACTAATATCAATAAATTGTGTATCTTGTGCTTCAGCAAGTGACATACCATTCTGCATTAATTCATCTGCTTTAGATAAAGCAGCACGATATTCTAATAATCTACCTTTTTGATATGGTTCTCCTCTTGCAAAAACATTTCCTACTACACCAGCAATATTCATTTTTCCAGCTGGTCCAAATGTTTGCCATACCCACTCTAAACCTAACATAGCCCATACACCATATTGAACATCTCCAGGTTTAGCAGCACCAGGAGCAAGACCACCAGTAAAAAAATCAGTTAAATTAAGACCCATATGTCTTTCTAAATCTTCTGGAGTATATTTATCGTATATTTCTTGATATAGTTCTGTTTGTTTTTTTAAATACTCATCGGCTATTTCATCTTCAATATCGTATAAAGTTTGTGAACCTATAGGTATTCTTGCGTTATATGCATCAAAAGTTTCTCTAATAGGTAATGATTCGTGAGTAGAAACTAATTCTTCAAATCTAGCAACTTCACCTAGGTTTTCTCTATAAAACTCTACCTTTTGATTGTATATTCTTTTTTCTTTTTCTTTTTGAAGAAAATAATTCTTCTCATCTACCCAATCATGGTACATTAGGACCTTCTATTTATTAAATCTAAAATAATAGGAGATTTACTAACTTCATACATTGCCATTAAAGTTAAGTCTATATCATCAATATTTACTTTTGGAGTATAACCATCTCCTAATGGTGAACCTGCAGTAGGTGACTCCCCTGGTCTTTCTGTAGGTGCAAACACATTTGGACGTGCAACTTCCTCTTTTGGAGGGTTCATGTCAATTTGCATTGGTCTTTGTGCTGGTAGGGGAGCAGCTTGTTGTTGTCTTAGTAATTGTTGTTGTTGACCATAAGGTAAACCAGGCATATCTCTTAAAGGTTGTTTTGAACTACCTGCACCACCATCAGTTCTATTTCTATCTTGTGTTGCTACTGGAGCTGGTTTATCAGGTTGTCTATATCCACCACGTCTATTTTTCGCCATAAAACTCTCCTGTCAATAAAATTATAATACCTGGTGCTGGATATATGATTTGTTTTACATCATCACCCATAACATCAATTTCATCAACAACACCATATTCATTGTATATAGTTTCCCAAAAAGTATCTTCATAATATTCTTCCATTACATACCACCTAAAGCACCTGCAATTGAAGGTTGTCCACCCATCATTTGTTGTTGCATCATTTGTTGTTGTATCATCATTTCTTCTTCAGGTGTCATCTGAGGTTCTTGTGGAGTATAAAACTGTTTCATAATCTCTGTTATAGCAGTTGGATACTCATAAATAGCAATAGCAGCCATTGTAGCTGCAGGGTCACCTTGTGCAGACCTAGCTAGAATAGAATCAAATAATACTTGTTCAGCTTTATTTTTACGTATACGTTCTTGTACTTTAGCTATATTTTCTAAACCATCAATGTTATCTTGTAATGTTTCTACGTCTATAACACCTGCTTGTAACAATTGCAAACCAGTTACAATTTTTTGTGGTTCATCAAAACCAGCCATAACACCATAGATACGTCTAGTTCTAAAGTCACCACCAATATCTTGTAATACATTATAGTTTTCACTAAATGCAGCACCATTAAGAAAACCAGCCATAGGTTTTTTAGATATGCCTTGTGAGTAAGATAATATTACATCCATCTCTAATCTCTTAGCATCCATCTGTACCATAGCTGATTTAATAACATCTCTATATTCTGAAATCATAAGTGACATAGTGCTGTTTAATTCTGATAGTCCAGCACCAGTAACAAAACTATTAGGAGATTGGCTATCGTCAGTTACAGGATAACCACCTACCATACGCAATTGTCTTTCTAATCTATCTATTTGTTGAAACAATTGATACGGCATATTGTTCATTGGTTTAGAAACTTGTGTACCAGGAGCTAGATAATTGACCGCAAATCTACCTTTTCTGTATTGTCCGGATTCTATCTCTCCTGATATGTTAGTTTCTGTAAACACACTGTCTTCCATAGCAATAGCTGACATAATGTTTATTTTTGCCATCATTGCCATCAAACCTATTACGTGGTCGTATTGTCCTTTAAGCTGGTCAAAAGATACACGTTTCATAAATACAAATGGTGGAGTAGATAATACGTTAGGTATAAAATCTAAAATCATATTACGTTCTGGGAATACAATGTATGTACCTCCC